ACATCATACTGTACCGTTTTTGGGAAACCCAGAATCTTGTAGCGGAACATTCTCTTCCTCTATTATTATTTATTTATATTTATATTTATTATTATTTGTTTTAACACTTATGAACACACCAGAATGTATCATTTGTGAACTGCTATTAACGCCGGTGTCAGTTATGTTATGTACGGCACTCTCCGGGAACGCCCTGCAAAAAACCGGGAACAAGAACATCAAAAAAGTACAAACCCCGCCGAAGCGGGGTTTCTTGTCACTGCTCACTGCTCATCATCTTCTGCATCTTGGTTATGCCATGTGTGACCATGTGCCGCACCAGCTTCGCTGGGGTTGTCTGAAAGTGCGCCGATAACTCTGCCACTTGTTGAAACATCTCGTCCCCTAGAAAGGCATTCAGGTCAATTGGTTTGGGGTTGTTATTGGTAGGCGCAAACAGTTTGTCCCCTTTCGCGCCACGTATGTATCGCACCCGCACGGTTGCGTAGTTCAGATGCAATTCCTTGCACCAATCACGTATGGATTTGGTTTGTTCGTTGTATCGTACATATACGTTTGCAATGTCTTGGCGATCCATGATCAGCTCCTCAAAGTTTGTGTACCACATTGTACCATGTTTCATGTTCGATGTACCAGTACACGAACTTCATACCGTATGAAGTTGGGCGCTGCCGCGCCTGATGCCTGTCGCCTGCCACCTGCCACCTGATGATAGTATTTTTAGGTTTTGCAGTTCAGAATTTTTGGGCGAGAAAAAACCCGCAGGGCGTGAACCATGCGGGCAATAAAAAACCCCGGCATTGCCGGGGTTGATCTTCATACGGTATGAAGTTAATCAGTGAGCTTTCCGATTTGAGGGTACAGGGTTTGTATCGCTTCCCATTGTTTCAAGGTGCAGGACAGCTTAACGTTTTTGATGGCGGTCTTGAGTGCTGCAATGGCGTCATCATTAGACTTAAATGCACCGGGTTTGACTGCTGGTGTTTTTGGTTCATCACTTGCCATCTCGGAATCGTCTTCCATCACGGATGGTTCAACAAGAGCGGCCTTATCTTTTTTGGCCGGGGTTTTTGACTGGCCTGCAGGTTTAGCCTTAGCATCGGAACGTGACTTGTTAAGATCCAATGGTTCACCAGTCTTAATTGATCGGCGCATGGCAGTCAGGTAATTACTAGCAGTCCCATCCGAGTATGGTTTGCCAGTATTAGGGTTAGTCATACTGCACAAGGAATCACGGAAAAATTGTGCCATTGCGCAAGTCTTGAGCGGCCCAAGAGTAACTTTGGTCTTGATGAGTTTAGACATCGCATTGCGCGCCATAACCACCGATTGATCTTTGGCAGTAATGGCATTGCACAATTCAATCAGGCACGACTTGGCGGTCTCAATGGATTTAGCAGCAGCAACAGAAACCTTTGATTGTTTAGTGTTTGACATGATGTATTCCTTATTAGTTGATTAGTTGATTAACTGTGATCAATCACAGTAATTACATTATAGGCGATATATACACGGATTGTCAATAGGGTTGGACTATCTTAATACTGTATTAAGTTGGTATTGTGGGCATTATGTGACGCAAAGGGTATTATGTGCAGGTATTGGCAATGATTCTCATTCTCGCCGAATCACCGGGAAATCTCGGGCTGGCCCAATGATAGTACCCACCGTACCCCGACCCCCCTAAATCGCCGATGACCGACGCTGCCGCATTGCACTGTAATCCGCGCAAACAACTACCAAATTCGCTAAGTTTTCCTAAATCTCCCAAATTTATCCCATCCTTTATATTCCTTAGTCCTTCGACCCCACCCCCTCAATCTGCGAACACCCCCCGTCACTTTTTAAAGTACCTATGCCAAAAATCCCTTGCCCACTACATAATTAATATATACACTACGCACAAACGTACCACTAGGTATCGCGTATGAAAGTCGAACTGCAACCCGAAGTGCTTGCCGCTCCCGTTGGGTTTGGGGTGTTGTCCCATGCGCAAATGCGTGAGGCGGCTGAAGCCATGTTCAATTCCAGCGAGTACATCGAGATCTTCGGAAAGCCTGAAGGCACCACGCCTTTTGCAACCAGTACCGCTCGGAAAGTGTTAACAGAACAACTACCAGTCAGTGCAGTGCAAGATTCCGCCACTGCGGTACACCTCCGTGCGCTCCTCACCGAGTACGACGTACAAGTTGCCAAGACCGCAGCCCAGATTCGCACGTTTGTGACGAACTCTCTAATAGAAGAAGCCGCCCCCGGCAGTAAAAACCGTATCCGTGCGCTGGAGCTGCTGGGTAAGATCAGCGAGGTTGGGCTATTTACCGAGCGCAGTGAAGTCACGGTCAAGCATCAGACAACCGTCGAGTTGGAACAAAAAGTGCGCGATAAGATCGCTGCACTCATCGGGAAGAAATCCACAGCCCAAGACATCGAGCCACGTGTTGCCAGCATGGAAGAAGTGCAGGGACGGGTGGAAGGGTTGACAGATATTCTGCTCACACCACCAAAAAATGCTTCAGTCTAGCGAGATTGAGTTTTTGCAAGCCAATCTGGATAAGCTCACAGAGGAAGAGCTTGCTGAAGTACTGCTGTCATTGGAAGAGTTGGAGTCCAGACAAGCCGCAGAGCGGTGCAGGGACGACCTGATTGAGTTTTGCAAGGCCATGGATCCCAACTACAAGGTGGGGAAACACCACAGACGGCTTGCCGATCTGCTGATGGCGATGGAAAGAGGGGAAGAAGACCGTATTGGTGTGTCCGTGCCACCTCGTCATGGTAAGTCACAGCTCGTATCTATCTTCTTTCCTGCTTGGTATCTGGGTCGAAACCCTGATAAAAAGGTGTTGATGGTCTCCCACACGGCTGATTTGGCGGTGGACTTCGGTCGAAAAGTGCGAAACTTGGTCGGAAGTGACGCTTATAAGGCCATTTTTCCGAATGTAACTCTTGCAGCCGACTCAAAAAGCGCCGGAAGATGGAACACAAACGCTGGCGGAGAGTATTACGCATGTGGTGTGGGTGCTGCATTGGCGGGCCGCGGTGCGCATTTCCTGATTATTGACGATCCGTTCTCGGAACAGGACGTTTTGAATGGAAATTACGAGGTTTTTGAGAAAGCCTATGAGTGGTTCACGTACGGTGCCCGCACACGTCTGATGCCACAGGGTAAAGTTGCCATCGTGCACACTCGTTGGCACCCGGCAGACCTGATTGGTCGCTTGGCTAAGGACATGGTGCGCATACCCGAGTCCGACCAGTACCACTTCTTCGAGTTTCCGGCGATATTTAACGAGAATACCGACAACGAGAAGGCACTCTGGCCTGAGTTTTACGATTTAGACGCGCTGCACCGCACAAAAGCGTCCATGCCGGTGTTCCAGTGGAACGCGCAGTACCAGCAGAACCCGACCGCCGAGGGAGGTGCGCTCATAAAACGTGGGTGGTGGCGGCGTTGGGAGCGGGATAAAGCCCCCGCCTGTGAATATATCATCATGACACTTGACGCCGCAGCCGAGAAAACAAACCGGGCGGACTTCACAGCGCTCCTGACGTGGGGGGTGTTCAGTGATGACGAGCTAACAAGTGGGGCGAGTCACATCATCCTGCTCAATGCGATCAACGTGCGGGTTGAGTTCCCAGAGTTAAAGGAGCTGGCGCTCAGGGAGTTCAAGGAATGGCAGCCGGACTCGTTCATCGTGGAAAAGAAATCCAGCGGAACACCTCTGTTTCAGGAACTTCGGCGCATGGGGATACCCGTGCAGGAATTTACCCCGCATAGAGGCACAGGTGATAAGATAGCACGTATTAACGCTGTTGCAGATATTGTCAAGTCCGGAATGGTGTGGTATCCAGACGGATACAAGTGGGCTGAGGAAGTGGTGGAACAAGTCGCTGCCTTCCCCGCTGCCGAACATGACGACATGGTTGACTGCGTGAGTATGGCGTTGGCAAGATTCAGAAACGGTGGGTTTATTAGACTCGATACCGATGAGCCGGACGAGATAATGTACCCCAGAAAGGCAGCATACTACTAAGTAAGGAACAATTATGGCAATCGAAAAAGGGCTGTATGCCGCCCCGATGGGGATGGATGAGATGCAAGACGAGAACGAGGCTCCCGAGTTGGAGATTGAAGTCGTCAACCCAGAGATGGTCACACTGGATGATGGGTCGGTCGAGATCACAATCATGCCCGGTGAAGAAGTCGATGAGAATGGTGTTCCGTTCGATGCAAACTTGGTGGACTACATCGACGACCGCGTGATGCAGACAATGGCATCCGACTTGATCGAGGCCTACCGCAACGACCTCAACTCCCGCAGGGACTGGGAAGAAACTTACACAGAAGGCATCAAGCTCTTGGGGCTAAAGTACGAGGAGCGTACCGAGCCTTGGGAAGGAGCCTGCGGTGTACACCACCCGATGATCGCTGAAGCCGCCGTGCGCTTTCAAGCCGAAGCTATTATGGAGACATTCCCAGCCAGCGGCCCGGTACGCACAAAGATTATAGGTGATGTGACTCCAGAAAAGACTGATGCGGCTGTGCGTGTCCAAGAAGACATGAACTACCAGTTGACGGAGAAAATGCCGGAGTACCGCGCTGAGCATGAGAAGATGTTGTGGAACCTGCCGATCGCAGGTTCAGCGTTCAAGAAGGTGTACTTCGATCCGACAATCGGGCGCCAAGTTTCTGTGTTTGTTCCAGCAGAAGATGTTGTACTGCCATATGGTACGTCTGATATTTCCATGTGTGGCCGGATCACACACAGGATGCGCAAGACAAAGATTGACCTGATCAAGCTGCAAGAGTCAGGCTTCTACCGCACGGATGTTGAGATTCCAGATACTACGTCTATCAAGCCCGATAGCATCCAGAAGGCGAAGGACGAAGAGACCGGATTCTCTGCCACATACGATGACCGCCCACTGTTGCTTGAGATGCACGTGGAGATGGACATTCCCGGGTTTGAAGACAAGGACAAGGACGGTGAACCCACCGGTATCCCGCTGCCATACGTCGTCACAATCCTCGAAGAGACAAGCACAATCCTGTCTATCCGTCGTAATTGGGATCCGATCCCAGACAAGATTGACGCAGAGTACGCATACAAGAAACCCAATCAGTTCTTCGTTCACTATCAATATGTGCCCGGGTTTGGTTCTTACGGTTTTGGTTTGGTTCATCTGGTGGGTAATTCTGCAAAGTCGGCAACGGCGATTACTCGACAGCTTGTGGACGCAGGTACCCTCGCAAACCTCCCGGGTGGACTCAAGACACGTGGACTCAGGATCAAAGGGGACGACACCCCCATCTCGCCGGGAGAGTTCCGGGATGTAGATGTGGCAAGTGGTGTGTTGAAAGACAACATCATGCCGTTGCCGTACAAAGAGCCATCACAGACTTTACTTACCCTTCTTGGCATTATTACCGAGGAAGCACGACGCTTCGCAGCTACGCCTGATATGAAGGTATCTGACATGTCGGCGCAAGCCCCGGTTGGTACCACGCTGGCACTGATCGAGCGTAACTTGAAGGTGATGTCTGCTGTTCAGGCTCGGATGCACTTCGCCATGAAGCAGGAGTTGAAACTCCTTGCTGGGTTGATCAGAGACTTTGCTTCACCACGCTATGATTACGAACCCGAAGATGGACACAAACGCGCAAGGAAACAGGACTACAGTTACGTTGAGATTATCCCTGTTAGTGATCCCAACGCATCGACGTTGGCTCAGCGAGTCGTTCAGTATCAGGCTGTTATTCAGCTTGCACAGATGGCTCCACAGATCTACAACTTGCCAAAACTCCATCGTCAGATGCTCGATGTACTAGGGATCAAGGACGCAGATAAGCTCGTGCCACTCGATGATGACCAGAAACCGGTTGATCCGATCAGCGAGAACATGAACATTCTGATGGGCAAGCCCGTGAAAGCGTTCATGTATCAAGATCACGAGGCGCATATCACTGTGCACATGGCAGCAATGCAAGATCCCAAGCTCATGGCAGTCATGGGGCAGAACCCACAAGCACAGGCACTTCTTGCCGCAGCCCAAGCACACATCACTGAACACGTGGCGTTTGCATACCGTGAAGCCATGCAGCGACAGATTGGTGCCACACTGCCCGCACCGGATGATGAGTTGCCCAAGCAGATGGAAGTTGAGCTGTCACGTCTGAGCGCACAAGCCGCAGGCCAGTTGTTGCAGAAACACCAAGCCGAAGCGCAGATGCAGCAAAACATGGAAGCCCAGCAAGATCCGATCGTCCAGATGCAACAGGCTGAATTGCAGTTGAAGGCTCGTGAAGTCGAGATCAAAGAGAAGCAGTTGGTGGTTGACGCTGCTGCTCAGGCAGACAAGCTGGCGCTTGAACGCGAGAAACTCCAAGCCGAGATGGAAAAGCAGGGTACACAACTGGGTATGCAGACCGCTGCCGCACGTGCCAAGCTCGAAGCGCAAGCGCAACTCGAGATGCTCAAAGCCAGCATGGACATGGAGAAAGCCCGAGCCAAGCAGGAAGCTGAAGGTGTTCGTCTGGGTGTTGAGATTGCCAAGACAAAAGCCCAGATGGGGCAACGACCACAAGGAGAGACTGAATAATGGACGTGTTTGATGTGCTACGCAAGAAATTGCGCGACAGAATGAACGACATCGCTGATGCGGTCGCTACTGGCAACTGCCAGAACTTTGAAGACTATAAACGTATGTGTGGGGTCATTGAAGGCCTCGCCCACGCTGAACGAGATCTGTTGGATCTCAAGGATCAACTCGACAGAGACGAGGATTGATTTTCCCGAAAGGGCCGTTCGCAGCACGGTTTGTTGCGCTTATATGGAGTAAAAAATGGCTGAGATTTTGATCGGCACAAACCCCGATAACCCACAAGTTATTGGTGCAGTAGATATGTCAGCAAGTGCGGAAGAGAAGGCCAAACAGCTTCCTCAACCGGTTGGGTTCCACATCCTGTGTGCGATTCCCGAAATCGAAAAAGAGTATGAAAGCGGTCTTCTGAAGGCCGACCAGACTCTGCATTACGAAGAAGTACTCACCACAGTCTTGTTTGTCATCGCCTTGGGGCCTGACTGTTACAAAGACACAACCAGATTCCCGTCTGGCCCGTGGTGCAAGCAGGGTGACTTCATTCTGGTTCGCCCAAACTCCGGTTCCCGTCTGGTCATTCATGGACGTGAGTTCCGTCTTATCAACGATGATACTGTCGAGGCGGTTGTGGCTGACCCCCGTGGTATCCGTCGCAAGTGAGGTGACAAATGGACAAGCAAGAGTTTAAATTTCCCGACGAGGCGGGCAGTAAAGCCCCTCCAACAGACGAGTTTGAGCTAGAACTTGAAGGTGCAGAAGAGGCGGCGGTTGAAGTCGTAGATGACACCCCACCCCAAGACCGAGGTCGCAAACCGCTGGAACGCGAGGTTGAGGAACCCAGCGATGAGGAAATGGCCGAATACAGCACCAAGGTGCAAAAGCGCCTAAAGGAGCTGACCCACGCCCGCCACGATGAACGCCGTGCCAAGGAAGCCCTTGCCCGTGAGAAGGCTGAGCTTGAAAAAGCTGCCCGACTGTTGGCTGAAGAAAACAAGAAACTCCAAGAATATGTGCAGATGGGGCAGAAGGCGTTTATCAATACGTCCAAGTCCTTGGCTGAGAAGAACATGGCTTCCGCCGAAGCCGCGCTCAAGTCCGCACTTGATGCCGGAGATACCGAAGCCGCTGTTGCCGCACAGAAGGAATTGTTCCGTGCGCAGCTTGAAATGGGTAAGGTAGACGACTTTAAGCCAATTAACTTGCCGGAAAACCAAGAACAGAGATATACTCAACCTATAACACAACAACCTGTATCCCCGCAGTTGGACGATCGGGTGGTGTCATGGGCGGAAAAGAATCCTTGGTTCGAGCGCCCCGGCGATGAAGATATGACGGGATATGCCTACGGTGTGCACAATAAGTTAGTGCGTCAGTATGGTGAGGCATATACCAAGACGGATGAGTATTACCAAAAGATTGATACAGCGATGCGCCGAGCATTCCCAGACAAGTTCGACGATGTTGAACAGGAAAAGGAAGAAGCACCTCGCCGTACCAGAAACGTTGTAGCTCCTGTACAACGCACCACCGCACCGAAGAAAATTCGGTTGACGCAAACGCAGCAAAACGTAGCCAAGAAGTTGGGAATACCTCTTGAGCTTTACGCTAAAAAACTGGCCGAATTGGAGAAATCAAATGGCTGAAAACCGACTCCCCCGCGAGGCTGATAGCCGCGAACGCAGTGCACGCCCTAAAGCTTGGAAACCGCCAGAGCTTCTGCCGGAACCCAATAAGCAGCCGGGATTTGCTTACCGTTGGATTCGGGTTTCGACGTTGAACAAGGCAGATCCTCGTAACTTTTCCGCCAAGCTGCGTGAAGGTTGGGAACCTGTCAAACTCTCCGAACAGCCCCAGTTCGAACTTCTTATTGATCCCGATAGTCGTTTCAAAGACAACATCGAGATCGGTGGTCTTCTGCTTTGCAAAACGCCTGAAGAGCTTGTTGACCAACGTAATGACTATTACGCAAACCAGTCCCGGTCACAAACTGAAGCAGTGGACAACAACTTTATGCGCCAAAGTGACGCTCGGATGCCGCTATTTAAAGAGCGCAAGTCTGAGGTGAGCTTTGGTAAAGGCAAATAATCTTATTCGGAGCTAAACATGGCTTATCCTACTGTTGACAAGCCCTACGGGCTACTGCCGATCAACTTGATCGGTGGACAGGTATATGCTGGTGCTACCCGATACATGCCTATTCTCTCTGGCTATGGCGCAAACATCTTCTTTGGTGATTTGGTCAAGCGAGTAGCGAACGGCACGGTCGAGAAAGACACTGGTACCACGACCGCCACTCCTGTTGGCGTCTTTATGGGCTGCACGTTTACCAGCCCTGTGACCAAGCAGAAAGTGTTCTCGCAATACTGGCCTAGCGGCACGGTCGCTTCTGACGCACAAGCAATTGTTGCTGACGATCCCGATCTGCTCTTTAAGGTTGCTGTTGTGTCTGGCACGACTGTGATGGCTGCTGCTGGTGGCTCGATTGTTGGTAACAACGCTGCTTTGGTTCAGAACGCTGGTTCCACCAACACTGGTGATTCCGCTGTTGCTGTGACCGACTTCGCAACGACCAACACCCTGCCGATCCGTGTGATCGATATCGTTCCTGAGTCGGTTGTGACGGCTTCTGCTGTCGGTTCTACCTCTGGTTCTAGCACGACCGTGACTCTGACTGCTGCTAACCCAGCAATCAAGAAGTTCATGAGTGTGTCTGGTACGGGTATTGCCGCTGGCACGACCGTTGCCGCTATCTCTGGCACGACACTGACGCTTTCCGCAGCCGCTGACCTGACCTCTGTTGCTCTCTCGTTCGCGGGTGCGCAGGAAGTCATCGTCAAGTGGAACTTCGGCATGCACCAGTATGAAACCGCAACCGGCGTATAAAGGAGCTTAAATCATGGCTATTTCACGCGCACAACTATTGAAAGAGCTGCTCCCCGGCCTGAACGCATTGTTTGGTCTGGAGTATGCCCGCTACGGCGAAGAACACAAAGAGATCTACGAAACCGAGACCTCCGAGCGTTCCTTCGAAGAGGAAACCAAGCTGTCTGGCTTCTCCGCCGCTCCGGTGAAGAACGAAGGCGCTGCCATTGCTTATGACAATGCGCAGGAAGCTTGGACTGCTCGTTACAACCACGAAACCATCGCTCTGGGTTTCAGCTTGACCGAAGAAGCCATCGAGGACAACCTCTATGATTCTCTGTCAGCTCGTTACACCAAGGCATTGGCTCGTGCCATGTCCTACACCAAGCAGGTCAAAGCTGCATCCGTTCTGAACAACGGCTTCAACGCAGCCTTCGCCGGTGGTGACGGTCAGCCTCTGTTTAGCGCAAACCATCCCCTCGTTTCTGGTGGCACCAACAGCAACGTTCCTTCTGTTGCTGCTGACTTGAACGAGACCTCGTTGGAAAACGCAGTGATCCAGATCGCTGCTTGGACTGATGAGCGTGGCCTGCTGATCGCTGCCAAGCCTCTGAAGCTTGTTATCCCGTCTGCCCTCCAGTTCGTTGCTACCCGCCTCCTCGAGACGAAGCTGCGTGTTGGTACGGCTGATAACGATATCAACGCTATCGAGAACAACGGCTCGATCCCCGAGGGTTACACGATCAACCACTTCTTGACCGATCCTAACGCTTGGTTCTTGAAGACTGACGTGCCCAACGGTATGAAGCACTTTGTCCGCACCCCCATGTCCACAAATATGGAAGGGGATTTTGATACCGGGAACGTTAGGTACAAGGCGAGAGAGCGCTATTCGTTCGGATTCAGCGATCCTCTTGGGATGTACGGTAGCGCCGGGGCTTGATAACCCCAGTAAAATCAAGCATTTAGCCTGATTAGCCCCCGCCAAAAGCGGGGGTTTTCTTTTTCCTGTTGACATTTTATAACGCCGTCTACTATACTTTCCCGTGTAGAAATCACCTAGGAGTTAAAAATGGACTACACGGGTAAGGCGGTTATTTACAAAATTATCAACGTGGAAAACGCCAAGTTTTATGTTGGCAGCACAATTGTTGTTGCGGCTAGATGGCGTAAACATTTACGTGACTTACGGGCTAACAAACATCATTGCCCACATTTGCAGGCAGCGTGGAACAAATACGGTGAAAATTCGTTTGTGTTTAAAGTTGTTGAAGTGGTGGATGACCCGAATCAACTGACCGCTGCAGAACAGTTGTGGCTGGACAAACACCATGGGACAAAGAGTTGTTATAACTACGCAAAATACACCGACAATTCCAATAGGGGGGTAGTGCGTACAGACAGCCATAGGCAAGCGTTATCAACTGCGCTTAAAGAGTTTTACAAGACAAACCCACATCCAGCCCAAGGGCGTAAACATACCGAGGAGTCAAAACAAAAAATGTCTGAAAATCGGTCTGGTAAACCAGTATCAGACCTGACAAAAGACTTGTTGCGCCAAGCAAATATGGGTAAAAAAGCGTCCGACGAAACAAAAGCCAAGTTAAGTGCTATCCGTAAAGGTCGAGTTCGTAGTGAAGACCACGCAGCAAAATTTAACAAGGCGATTGTTGAGGTTGTATCCGGCGTTGTGTACCCAAGTTTGAAGGCGGTTAAAGAAGCCTTCAATATGTCGCCCGGGATGTTGGCGAAGGCTTTGGCTGCAGATAGACCATTAACTCGTGGGAAAAATAAAGGGAAACACTTCAAATACCTTGCACAACCCACTTAAAAAGCGTATAAATACACCGTGACTGGGAACCCTCAGTCCTATAGACCGACCCAGCGGACGATGCAGAGACTATAGGACGATGTGCTGCATACACAGGAAATATCATGGCAAATACCACATACTCCGGCCCAATTCGTTCAGAGAACGGTTTCCAGTCGGTTACTAAAAATGCCACTACCGGCGCAATTACCGTTGACGCAACTTTTGGTACCGCAACTTCGGTTACGACGCTTTCTGTTTCCGGAAACACCACTCTTTCTGGCGCCGCAAACGTCATCATTATTCCTACGTCTGACCCCGGTGTTGCTGGTGCAATCTGGAACAACGCTGGCACGTTGGCTATTTCTGCTGGCTAATCGCTCCACCTAAAAGGAGCCGATCATGGCTATGCAGACTGACGTAAAAAGCGTACAGCTTACGTCCACTAATACCGCTTACGCCGCTCCAGCTCGTTTAAAAGGGCTGGTTGTGTCGTTTGCGACTGGCGGCACTGTGGTTGTACGTGATGGTGGTGCAAGTGGGACGACGGTGTTTTCTTACACTGCTCCTGCTGCTGCTGCTGGTACGACAAACATTGTGATCCCGGGCGAAGGCATACTTTGCCGCACCGATGTCCACGTCACATTGACCAGCGCAACCGCAACGGTGTTCTATGGCTAAGAATCCCTCCCTTGCTGTCGGGCGTGGCGAAAAGCTACCCACTTCCAAGGGGGCGGGTCTGACTGCCAAAGGCCGTGCTAAGTACAACCGTGAAACAGGGTCAAATCTGAAGGCTCCGCAGCCGGAAGGTGGCCCACGCAAGAAATCATTTTGCGCACGGATGTCTGGTATGCCCGGCCCAATGAAAGACGAAAAGGGTCGCCCAACACGGAAGGCGGCAAGTCTAAAACGCTGGAAATGTTAGGTGGAATATGTCGGCGGGTGAGATGACATTATGGAACGCAGTATTAACAATCTTGGTTGGCGTCATCGGGTGGGTTATGAACGAGAAGTTTAAATCCCTCAATGACGTGACCAAGTTGCTTAACCGCACACGGGAGGAGTTTGCCCGTGACCATATCACTCGTCAGGAAGTCCGTGAGGACATGCAGCAGATATTGATCCGGTTCGACAAGCTTGAAAACAAGTTGGATCAAGTCTTGAAAGGAAGTAATGATGCCCGCAACGAGCGCTAAACAAAAGAGATTCATGGATGCTGCGGCGCACAACCCAGCATTTGCAAAGAAAGTCGGTATCCCCGGCAAGGTAGCAAAGGAGTTCTCGAAAGAGAGCAAGGGTATGAAATTCAAAGAAGGTGGTGCTATGAAAGACGACATGAAACAAGACAAGTCCATGGTCAAAAAAGCTGTTGGCATGCACGACAAGCAACTCCATGGCGGTAAAAAGACCGACCTCGCCAAGCTGAAGAAAGGTGGCAAGACCTCCTGTTACGCTGGTGGTGGCTACGTCAAAGCTGCTGACGGCTGCGCACAGCGCGGCAAAACCCGTGGCAAGATGGTGTAATTGTGAGACCGTCTCGCGGGATGGGTATTATTAACCCAGCGAAGCTGAAATCCATTAAGAAGCGCGACGGCAACGAGCCGGTCAAGGTCTACGCTAAAGGTGGTGAGGTTTGGGATAAACCCAACCCAAAGAAGAAATCCACACCGCTGACACCCGCTAAAAAGGCCGGTGCAAAAGCCATGGCGAAAGCCGCAGGGCGTCCATACCCTAACCTCGTGGACAATATGCGGGCAGCAAGGAAGAAGTAAATGACAACATCCGGTACCGCAGCATTTAACCTAGACTTCGCTGAGATCGTTGAAGAAGCGTTTGAGCGTTGCGGGCGCGAGATGCGCACGGGTTATGATTTGCGTACCGCCCGTCGGTCAATGAACCTGCTCCTGATTGAGATGGCAAACCGGGGGATCAACCTCTGGACGATCGAGCAAGGTGCAATTCAGATGGTGACTGGGCAGGCGACATACGACCTGCCGGTAGATACGGTGGATTTGCTGGATCATGTTATCCGCACGGGTACAGGCCAAAACCAGATTGATATCAACATCAACCGTATTGCTGAGCCAACCTACTCCACGATCCCCAACAAGAATGCGCAAGGACGACCAATTCAGGTTTGGATCCAGCGCATGACTGGGGCGCAGTACCCCCTTCCGGGGCCAAATGGAACGAACCAGATTACTGGAATTAACGCTCCAAAGATTACGGTTTGGCCGACACCAAACGACCCGGGCAACCAATACACCTTCGTTTATTGGCGTTTGCGCCGGATGCAAGACGTAAATGGTGCAGTTAACACGTTGGATATCCCGTTCCGTTTTCTGAACTGCATGATCGCTGGTCTTGCCTTCTACCTGTCAATGAAACTGCAAGACATCCCTACAGATCGCGTTGTTGCGCTCAAGGCTGACTATATGGAGCAGCTTGATTTGGCGACGCAGGAAGACCGAGACAAAGCTCCCGTCCGGTTCGTTCCTCGTGTGATGAGGTGATACCGTGCCAAACCGATTTAGTTCTGGCAAGTTTGCAATATCGCAGTGTGATGTTTGTGGACAACGGTATAAACTTAAACAATTACGTACGTTGATTGTTAAACGCAGGAATACGAATGTTTTGGCTTGCCCAGAATGCTGGAATCCAGACCACCCACAATTGTTGCTTGGCGAAACACCCGTCAACGACCCACAGGCTGTACGTAACCCTCGTCCTGAGATTGGGTACTACGTAGGTGGTGTTGGGGTGGATGGTGAACCGACTGGTGGTAGCCGGGTGATTGAATGGGGTTGGCAACCGGTAGGTGGCAGCAGGGATGGCGGTTTGACCCCGAACAATCTACAATTGAGTATCACCCTTGGCACCGTGACGGTTGCCACTCTCTAGGAGAAAAACATGGCTTACAAACGTGGCGCAGATGGCGTTGCCAAGAAAGGGAAAACCGCTGTTGAGATTTTCCCCAACGACGGTAGCAAAGACGGCATGCAGAAAGGCGGCAAGAAAACCGCTGGCGTGAAGAACATTGACCTGAAGAAAATGGGTCGTGGTCTGGCCAAAGTCAAAAACCAGAAAGGTGGTTGAGATGAAAAAACAAATGAAAGATCCCAACTCCCTGCGTTCAAAAGACGTAACGAACGCTACCCCAGCTATGCGCGTTTCTGTTGGCGATCCAGCACGTAACGACGTTAAAACGTCCGGCATCAAGATCCGTGGCACTGGTGCTGCAACCCGTGGCGTAAAAGCCCGTGGCCCGATGGCTTGAGGTGTAAATGGATTACGCTGCCCTGACTTCTGCGATACAGAACTTTTCGGAAAGCGATGAACAGGCGTTCGTCGCTGCTATCCCCACATTTGTTCGCACCGCAGAGCAGCGCATTTACAACAGCGTTCAGATTTCCTACCTGCGCAAGAACGTGACGGGCTTTACCACACCAAACAACAAGTACCTCACAACTCCCAGCGACTTCCTGTCCGTGTATTCATTGGCAGTGATTAAGCCAAACGGTGAGTATGAATACTTGCTGAATAAGGATGTGAACTTCATCCGTCAGGCGTACCCGTCTCCGAACGACAAGGGTGTTCCAAAGTATTACGCCATTTTTGGGCCAACGACGACATCTTCTGTCCCGCCCGTGATGACCAATGAGTTGTCGTTGCTGCTCGGCCCGTCTCCGGACGCGGTGTACAACATGGAGCTGCATTACTTCTTTTACCCAGAGTCGATCGTTACTGCGGGTACAACGTGGCTTGGCGATAACTTTGACAGTGTGTTGTTGTATGGCGCGTTGCGTGAAGCGGCGGTATTCCAGCGCCAAGAGCAGGATGTGGTTGCCAACTATGAACAGAAGTACAACGAGGCGATGGTCTTGTTGAAACAGTTGGGCGATGGGCGTGAAAGACAAGACGCATATCGTAGCGGGCAGGTGAGGTACCCCGTAAAATGACACGATTAAATAGACAACAAGCAAAAGCGCTTGGCGTGCCAAAATGTTACGGCAGGCAGTGCAAAAAACACCCCGAGCTTGACGGGCTTCGCTGGGTGTCTGGTGCTTGTGCCCAATGCGCAAAAGAACACCTTCGTTCTTCGCGGGCATTAAATCCAGAGCGCACAAAAGAACAGCAAAGAAAATACAACGAGAAGTCAAAACTCAATCCTTTTCGTGCCGAGAAAAAACGTATAGCAGATGCTGCATATAGAAAAGCAAATAAAGAAAAAATACGCGCCATGAAAGCGGCGTGGAATGAGCGAAACCCAGATAAAGTTTTAATTCATCGCCAAACAGCAAAAGGAAAATATAAAGCGCAAAAAAATGCAGACACAGCAATTCGCAGGTCTTCCATGAGGATGCGAACTCCGAAATGGTTAAGTCAAGATGATCTGTGGATGATCGAGCAGGCATATGAACTTGCGCAATTCAGAGCTAAAATATTTGGGTTTGCTTGGCATGTAGATCACATCGTTCCATTGCAAGGGAAAACCGTGTCTGGACTTCATGTGCCGTGGAATATTCAAGTTATCCCCGGTGTTTTAAATGTAAAAAAGGGAAACCGGCTCATTGAGGTGACAGCATGAGCTTCACAGGAAACTTCACCTGCAACTCGTTCAAACTCGCATTGCTCAATGGTGATGTGGATTTTGCCGTTGACGCATTTAAAATCGCTCTTTACACAAACAACGCAACATTAAACGCACAAACCACCGTTTACACGACTGACGGTGAGGTTGTTGCATCAGGGTATACCGCAGGCGGGCAGGCAATTGTCCCCACGCAGGGGATCCTGAATGGTGTTGCGTATGTTTCGTTTGGTGATGTTTCTTGGTCAGGCGCTATTACTGCACGGGGCGCACTGATTTACAAAGTAGGTGGTGGCAACCCGGCAGTATGTGTGCTGGACTTTGGTGCAGACAGGACTTCATCCACGACATTTACGGTGGACTTTCCTCCTGCAACAAGTGATTCGGCGTTAATTCGTATCTCGTAAGGAGCTGGAAATGTTTAACGAACAGGCAAAATCGATTGATGCCGTCTCTACCTCAATGGTGTGTGGTGGCGGTGCCAAAGAAGGAATCAAAGGTGGTGGTGTGTTTGCCATTCAGTGCTTTGATAAAGACGGCAACCTGAAGTGGGAAGCCCAGAGCCACAACCTCGTCGTCAACGTCGGTCTGAAAGATATGAACGACAAATACTTCTCGGGTTCTGGTTACACGGCAACTTGGTACATCGGTTTGTATGGCGCTGCGTCGTCTAACAACCCTGCCGCTTCTGACACGGCTGCATCTCATGCTGGATGGACGGAAGTCACGGCATATTCACAAGCTGCCCGCCCCCAGTGTGTATTTGGTGCCGCCTCCACGGCAGATCCTTCGGTGATCAGCAATTCTGGTTCGCCCGCACAGTTTTCGATCAACGGCACGACCGTGGTTGGCGGTGCATTCCTGATCAGCAACAGCACCAAGGGCGGCACGGCTGGCGTTCTGTTCTCTGCTGCCGACTTCCAAGCCCCCGGTGATCGCTCGGTGGTGTCTGGTGACGTGGTGAACGTGACGTATCAGTTTAGCCTCGACGCTGCTTAATTAAGGGAACACCATGTTCTCGGTCGGGGCCTTTACCGCTACGTCGTTTTCTACGGTTGCTGACACAACCTACGGGACGGCGTACTCCTCTGCGTTTGCGGATGGGGCTTCCGGCATTGAGAATATGATTACCTTCGGCACGGCGTATCGGGTAGACGTGTTTGATGGCTCATCGGTATCGGAGCAAATCTCCTACCGGATGACATATCCGGGCGTTGTTGGTGAAACAGCTGGGGCATCAGACACGACTTCCGCGTTGGCAGCGTTTACCGGCTTAATTTCCGAGGTAGCTGAAGCAGCAACATATCGGCAGACTGGTTATGGTTACTCAACAGGCGGGTTCTCTTCTGGGCCGTTTGATGCACTGGGCGATTATCTTGCTCGTGTTTCTGGTGATGTTGTATCCACGCTAGTGAATGTAAACAGTGCTGCGGCTGAAAGTGCAGTGCTGACAGATAGACCATTTACCACTGCGGAACTGACGTTTGGGGTTCAAGAATCCGCCGCTGCGATATCGGACATTGTTGTTGGGAGTCTGACTCTACCTGCTTCGTTTGAGGATTCCGCCCAAGTTACCGACACAGCAAGCTACTTCATTGCGTTCCCGGCATCCATTGATGAGTCCGCCCAAGGATCGGATGAGTTTTCTAGCACTCCGAATTATGCAGTGGCGTTCTTGGATGGGGCATCGGGTCAGGACGAGGTTTCCAGCCTTGCGGAATTTGGCAGCATTGCCGCAGAACAAGTGGTAATCAGTGATTTTGTACCAACCACTGCGGTTCTAAATAATTCATTTGCTGACAGCGCAACAGTAGCCGACAACCCTATTGGTAATGTAAACTTCAGGACAGTGGTGTTGGATAGCGGAACTGGGTCGGATTCTCCATCAATTCGGTTGCAATGGGAGCTGATTGATACTTACGAAGCTTCAGATTGGGTGTTGATTGATACGTTTACACCGCAAAGTTGAGGCGGTAATTTTTAAGGATTGGCGATGGCTATTATCGTAAACGACCGGGTTAGGGAATTAACCTCCACCACTGGAACAGGGTCGGTCACGCTTTCAGGCGCACCCTCTGGGTTCCAGACATTCAACGCTGGGATCGGCGTCAACAACCAGACATACTACACCATTGCAGATGCCGTCAGTGGCGCGTGGGAAGTGGGTATTGGTACGCTGACAGGCGCAACCACGCTTGCCCGTACACAGGTGTTGCGCTCATCGAATGCGAATGCGTTGGTGAACTTTGGTTCTGGCAGCAAGGATGTGTTTGTCACCTACCCGGCAGATATGTCGGTATCTCAGGCTGACACAGGCACGGCTCCAAACCAGATCCCGCTGAACCAGTATCTCGGTTCAATGGCGTATGAGGACAACGATAGCGTCAACATCGTGTCCGGACAGATCAGCACGATTACCAATAACCCGACATTTTCTGCTGGAACAGCCAACGCTGTAGCGTATCTCAATGCGTCTAAGGTTCTGACGACTGATAGTGCGCTGACGTTTGATGGGACGAATTTTGGTATTGGAACAAATAGCCCAAGTAGTTATTTGGCTGGCGTTCCGGGGCTTGCTATTAGAGGGCAGTATGCTGGTATTTCACTTTCTGACTCTACGAGTAACACATACTGGCTAAATTACAACGATCAAGGAAATTTGCTTTGGTATAGAAACGCAGTCGGAGAGGTTATGCGCCTCACCTCTACCGGACTGGGGATTGGTACGAGTTCGCCTCAACAGAAACTACAAGTTCTCGGTAATGCGTGGATTGGTCAAAGTGGTGTAGTTGCGCAAAACACACTGCGCATATACGGCGACGTAATAGCAGATAATGCCCCAGTGCTGTCACTGTTCCGGGCAGGAAGTAGAGAGATGTTTGTTTCTGCTGTTGCCACCTCCCTTATTTTTGGCAACACTGGTGGTCTGGCAAACTATCAAGACGCTACCCTTTTGTCTGCGGCTCAGTTGACACTCGACACTTCCGGCAACGTGGGGATTGGTACGAATTCGCCTACAGCAAAACTAGACGTCAACTCTAACGTTGTTCGTGTTCGTACTACAAAGACTCCTGCATCCTCAACAGATACTGGTAACGCCGGTGATATTTGTTGGGATTCAAACTACGTTTATGTATGCGTGGCAACAAACACTTGGAAACGCTCTGCGATTTCAACTTGGTAAGGAACAATCATGGAATACAACTGGAAAATCACTCAGTGCGAGCATATCGTTGCCACTGGCTTTATCACCGTTGCCCACTGGACGTGTACGGCTGTTGACGGTGACTACACAGCATCCGTATACAGCACTTGCAGCTTTGCTGATGCTGACCCACAGGTTCCATACGCCAATGTTACAGAGCAAGATGTACTTGACTGGTGTTGGGCTAATGGAGTGGATAAGGCGGCTGCTGAAGCAAGTTTGGCAGCACAGATTGATGCACAAAAGAATCCTGTTAAAGAATCTGGGATTCCTTGGGTGGCATGATGGAAATTACACTAAAGCTGAAGGTAGAGGATGTTAACGCCATTTTGCAGACGCTAGGTCAACTGCCAACATCATCTGGAGCCTGGACGCTTTTGGTGAAGATAAAAGAGCAAGCGGATAACCAGCTTCAGCAAGATAAAAGTAAGGATATGCCATGAGCGTAAAAGATAACTTTCCGACAACTCGTCCATCGCTCCTGCTGGATTGATCGTGAATACAAAGCCAAAGTACTACGTTTACGAACACATACGACCTGATACGGGTGCGGTGTTTTACGTTGGCAAGGGGCGTGGCTACAGGGCGACGACAAGAAGCAAAAGAAACGCACACTGGCAAAACGTAGTAAAAAAAGCAAATGGCGTAAAAGTCCGCTATCTTGCAAAAGATATTACGGAAGAACTTGCATTTTTATGCGAAGCCGAAGCTATAGACAAATATCGTAGGCTTGGCGTCTATCTTGTTAACAAGACGGATGGCGGTGAAGGATCTTCTGGGTATACATTTAAAATGTCAGAGGATCACAAAAATAAAATATCAGCAGCAAAGACTGGTGTGCCAAGACCAATTGAAATGGTTGAGAAGATGAGGGCATCCAAAAAGGGTAAGCTCACTGGAGCAGAAAACCCGTTTTTTGGGAAACGGCATACAGAAAAAACCAAAGAGCTGCTACGATTGAAGTCAGGGCAAAGAACTCACTCTGAACAAGCAAAGGCAAAAATCAGGGAATCCTTATTGCAAACATACGCGTCGCACGGTAAATCAAAACCTGTATATTGCATTACAAACGGTCAAACGTATTTTTCTATAAACGATGCGGCAAGACGGCTTGGACTTCACAGGCGTTGCGTCACGATGGTGTGTAATAAAGAAATGCATCACACAGCGGGCTACAAATTTGAATGGAGTAAAAAATGAGCGTTAAAGACAACTTTAGTCCGATAAAACCTTCGCTCTTGCTGGACTTCGCTAACGCCAAGGTATTGGATCCAAGAATTACATTTTCCAGAGCTTCAACCGCCGTTGTCTATGACGGCAAGACGGTGGCGAAGGCGGAGGAGAATCTGCTGTTGCAATCTCAGACGTTTGATAATGCCAGTTGGGGAAAGACTCAATCAGGTGGCGTTACTGTTACAGCAAACTCTACCGCCGCACCAGACGGAACAACAACTGCTGATACAGCAACTCCAAACGCATCTTCTGGATATCATGTTTTAAGGCAAGCAGGAAATACGGCGGCGGCTGTTCATACTTACTCTGTTTTTGTTAAGCCAAACGGATACACAAAAGTTGGTATCAGAGAGGATTATGTTGGCGGTCAATACGCAACCTTTGATGCAACATCAACTGGCACAGTTATTGCTCAAACTGGTGGCACTACAGCATCAATAACAGCACTTGCTAATGGATGGTATCGAATTGTACTAACCCCAACTACTGCAAGCGCAAGTCAAGGAATCGGCATTTACATTATGGATGCCAGTTATACTTCTGGCGATCCTTCTGCTTACACATATACAGGCGACGGCACCTCTGGCATTTACCTCTGGGGCGCACAACTCGAACAGCGTTCATCCGTCTCTGCCTACACGCCTACCACGACTCAGCCTATCACCAATTACATCCCCACTCTGCTGTCTGCACCAGCTAACGTAGCACGGTTTGACCACAATCCGGTGACAGGCGAGAGCTTGGGGTTGAGGGTGGAGGAGCAGCGGACGAATTTGCTGACGTATAGCGAGCAGTTTGATAATGCTGCTTGGACAAAAGGGAATGCAACGGTAACTGCTAATATTATTGTTGCGCCGGATGGGACTTTGACTGGGGAAAAGCTGGTAGAAAATACGTCAAGTTCGCCGCATCAGGTTTATCAAGGTAAAATATTAACAGCAGCTTCATACACTTTGTCGTTTTATGCAAAAGCGGGAGAAAGAACAACTATTGCTTTTACGTTTGATACCTCCGGTAATACATGGGCATATATCAATCTAAGCACTGGAACGGTTAGCGGATCAATGCCAGCCGAGTACACGGTAAATTCAATTACAAACGTAGGTAACGGTTGGTTTAGAGTATCCGTATCTCGCACTGCAACAGCAACAACATATTACGCAAACTTTGCTACGGCAAGCGGTACGTCTGTTTCCTACGCAGGCGACGGCTACTCCGGCATCTACATCTGGGGCGCACAACTCGAAGCTGGCTCATTCGCTACCAGCTACATCAAAACCGAAGCAAGCCAAGTTACACGGAGTGCAGATGCGGCTAGTATGACGGGGACGAACTTCTCTAGCTGGTATCGGGCGGATGAGGGGACGTTGTATGCGGAGGCGGTGACATCAAAGCCAACTGGCGGAGTTGCTATTGCAACGGCATATTTACCGTCCTCTCAAGGGATTGAAATGACAGTTCTTAACACTAATGCAAAATTTGGGGTTGTTGTGAACGGGGCGTATACGGCAAATCTAACACTTGGGGTTGTCTCGGCTAATAACCCATTTAAAGTTGCTGGTACTTACAAAATTGACGATATTGCAGGTAGTTTAAATTCTGGTGCGGTATCTACAGATACATCTGCTGCTGTCCCTTCAGCAACGTTACCCACCACATTATTTATTGGTGGTTATGCTGCTGCTCCTAGTGCATCCTATGCACTTGCAGGAACAATCAAAAAGCTCGCCTACTACCCTATCCGTTGCACGAATCTCCAACTCCAAGCTCTCACTAGCTAAGGAATAACTATGTACACAGACGCATATTTGAAATTTGCAGACGAAGCCCAAGCCAAGTCCATCCTGTACACCGAAACGCCGATCAAGTGGGACGAGGAAGGCAATCCGATTGAGTGGTCAACCACGCCCAACTACATGAACATCGACACCATTGGCGTGATTTACGAGCCTCAACCTATTCCTGATCCAGAGAATCCACCAACTCCGATTCCGTATGACGGCTGGTTCGTGAATGTCCGTGTGCTTGCCACCGAAGACGCTGCACCACTTCAGCCGTTCTCGATTGATCCACAGCCGTATCCAATGCGTGTGTGGGCCTGACCCAAGGAGCCGTAAATGCCGTCAACTTTTAGTCCATCGTTGCGTCTTGAGCTGATTGGCACGGGCGAACAAAGCGGTGTGTGGGGTACAACCACTAACAGTAACCTCGGCACACTTGTCGAACAGGCTTTGACTGGCAATACTTCATTGAATGTCACGTCGGGCAACATTACGCTGACCGCTTTAAACGGCGTGGTGGATCAATCTCGCAGTGCAGTATTGTTTGTGACAGGCACCCCCGGCACGACTCGCATTCTGACAATCCCGAACGTCACCAAGTCGTATACGGTCAAGAATACGTCCGATAGCACAGTTCAGGTCAAGACCTCTGGCGGATCGCCGTTCAATATTCCAACACTGTCTGAAGCATACATCTACTGTAACGGTGCAAACGTTATCACGGGTCGGGTGATCACAGACGGTGCCAATACGATTCTGTCCAACCCTGCCCCATTTAACTCCCCGGCGTTTACCGGTGTACCCACTGCGCCAACAGCAGCGTTCGGTGCGAACACGACACAACTAGCAACGACAGCGTTTGTTCAGTCGGCGTTGCCTGCTGGATTGATCGTGATGTGGTCAGGTTCAATTGCGTCTATTCCTACCGGATGGGCGTTGTGTGATGGCACCAGCGGCAGACCTGACTTGCGTGACCGATTTATTGTCGGTGCCGGAAACAGCTATGCAGTAGGTGATACGGGCGGTGCAAACTCTGTGACGCTCTCCGAAGCGCAGATGCCAAGCCACACCCACA